TTTTATTAGAGTTGCTATGCCAGACTCGGACCCCGAAAGAGCGTTTTGTAAAAGTCTGTATTGTATTGCGAGTTTTGCAGTTTCGTCGGTAACTGATTTTGAAGCGAACCCCAAGCGCGGAAACTCTTGCGCCATTCTCTCGCGCTCACCTATGGTCGATTTAAGGTTTTCGAGCTGCTGTTTTTGGAAGCCGCCCTTGCCTGCGCCCAGAACAAATATCTTGTTTACAAGGTCGAGGAATGGAGCGCCAGACCCCGAGAAACTTGGGCCTTGCGTCTTGCTTGCCGCTTTTTCGATGTCGTCGGCAAGATCGGTTATGCTTCTTGCGACCACCTCCCCCGCACCGCCAATCTGTGCAGCGGCAACATCTGCCATCCTAACAAGGTGGTTGGCGGAATCGTTGGGATATGCCTTTATGGCAGCCACAAGTTCGGACAGCGACTCTCCGGTTCTTGAGGTTGATAATGCGAGCTTTTCAGTTATTGTTTTATATCTATTCTGTTCCCACGCGGCCATCTTTGTGGCGGTCGCTTCTTTTATCAGCGCATCCCGACGCTTGAATATTTCCTTGTTTGCCGCACGTTCGGCCTTGGTTGGAACTCCCAAAAATCCAGTGTGCGCAACAAGCGGGTTCGCGGCGTTAACCTCCCTTGTCGATTGCGCCCTCGCCCCCTTTTGCGCCAAATCTTTTTCGACTATTGATTTGAATCCCGACGCGATTGCCTCGCCGATAATCGGGGCGGCTTTAAACATCAGCTCGACGGCGGCATTGGCGGCGTCAATCAGCGCCGACTTAATCACGTCAGCAACGGCGAACAAGATGCGCTCGCGGCCTTTGCCGCCTCCTCTGATAATCTTAATGGTCTCAACAACGGCATCAAGCGCACTCTTTGCCTGTTCCGCCCATGCCGCAATAGACCCGTCATCAACGAGCTTTTTAATAGTGTCGATCATCGTTTGAATTCCGCCCTTCGCGGAATCCATAAACGCCTCTCCGAATGTTGCGACTGCGATTGACCAGTTGTCTTTAAGGGTGGAGATTAGACCTGATCCTGTTTGAGACAGCTCTTTCATGCCGCCTTCAAACCTCTTCAGGGAGTTCTCAACAAGGCCCCACGATGTCTCAAGATCTGCACCCGAATCAACTAGAGCCTGCAAATCTCCGCGAACCTCGCCGCCAACAATTCCGAGACGCTCAAGAGCGCCAACCGAGTCAAGAATTGGGCCTTTGTTTTTAAGCGAGCTGTAAAGACGGCCCACCCAGAACGCCACCTCTTTGAAGTCCTTTCCACGCGCAGCCGCCGCATCGCCGACAAGCTCAAGACCTGCGCGGGTGCTAAGTGCGGCCCCTGTAAAGTTCTTCAGCTGAAGGAATGCGTCAACAATGCCGGGCAATTCAAACGGGGTGCTTGCTGAAAACTCCTTAAGGTCTTTAAACGCAGTTTTTGCGGCCTTTGCCGACCCGACCAAAACCTTTATCTGAGTTGTCAGCGTTTCGAAAAGGAACGCTTTTTTGATCGTAACTGCAAGAAGCCCAGCAGCGGCACCAAGGCCAGCAAGAGCGCCCGCCCCGATCTTAGCCATCACCTTAAACGCGCCGCCGAGTTTGCCAAGACCAGCACCTATTTTCTTCAGCCCCGAACTTATCGCCGAAACGCCCTTGAGCTTAAAGATTAAATTGACAACCTTATTCGCCATGATCTGCGCTCCAAAGTTCTCGGATTTCGTTTACTTTAGTTCGCAATTTCGACAACGCCTCAAGGCTTTTTGACGGAGGAGGTGCGATTGCTTTGCCACCTTTTGCCGCCGAGCTTCTGCCTGCATTGTTTTCTTGCTCTACCCGCTTCGTTATTCGGGCCATCAGCTCCGAAAGCACTTCAACCGGCGTTTCATACAACCACTTTTCTGGAGGGCATCCATATTCGCGGATCATCAAAGCGACCATCCCGCCGTAGTCTGTGTCCATCGCCGCCCTCTTTGAAATCGCATCACCAAGAGCCTCAAGATGCACCAGCGTCTTTTTATCGTCGCGGGCATCTGCAAACTTCAGCACAAGTTCAATGGCCTTGATTGTTTTATCGTCTCCACCTCCGTCACCCGTAATTCCAAGGCACTTATGATAAACGCCAGTCATTTCCTCCTGAGTGCAATGGAGCTTGCGAGAGAGCCGCTTCACTGCCTTGTCTGCCTTCTTGCGGAGTGTGTATTTATCAAGAGCCTCTTCTGAGTTCTGTAGCGTCAAAAGCCAGAACAGAAACGCTTCTTGATAGACGCCTTCGAGTTCCCACTCGTCGCACTTCTCAGCATACCACAGCGACTTGGCAACCGTCAGAGGGTAGAATTTCAGGCCACAAAGTTCATGCGGCTGATTAAGCAATCGTTGCTCTGATTTCGATACGCCGGAGACTGCATCTGCAAGGGCGTCAAGATCTTCAATTAGATCAAAGTCATCAACCGTCAGCGCGTGGCCTGTCTCTAACAATAGCTTTGAAATCGTCATTTTTGTTAGCGTCTGCATCTTTCGAAGTTCCTTTTTTAACTGACGGCTTTTTCGCTACAGGTTTCGGCGTTCGGTCTGGGGATCTTGCGACACCCTTCTCGCAACTAGATAGTCCGTGTTTGCCCATGATTTGCTCCTTATGAAGTTGAGAGGTCTTTGAATGCGTGAGCGGTCAGAGCGAACGAATCAAAGTCTGTGTTCGTGTCGTTCTCGGCATCCGTATCGTTCAGGCATCCGAGCATGCCGTTCGTGTTTGCCGCATAATCGGCGTCAAGCAATGTGTCTGTGTTGCTCGTCGGGATTCCGCTGAAGTCCATAGTCAGTGAACATTTCGGAGTGGTGTTTTTCCCCACGAAATGAGCGCCGTCGCCGTCCGTCTGGTCAACGTGGTTGAGCTCAAATGTTGCAGTCGCGCTTTTAGGCGTTGCGTTTGCGCCGAGCGTGATTCCGAAGTCTGGGACTCCGAACCCGCTCCAGTCCTTAAACGCCTCTGCAACTTCATGCGGCAGGAAGTCCGATACGTCTGCAATCCCCAGAGCAAGGGCGTCGGCGCGGGTTGCTCCGGTAGGCGTTGCGCCGCCGTCATGCGGATTAACTTCATGGTTGTGGCTCGTCAGATCAACCGTGCAATAATCGGCAGCTGTCATGTTGATCGTGATGCCGTTTACCAGCTTGGCACCGAATGTTCCGCCGAAGTTTTCGAGGAGCGGGACGGGTGATGCGGAGGTGTCAACAAAGTCGCCCATGAAATCAGTGCCGCAATATTTGATGGTCTGAGTATAGCTGATAATGTCGGTGATTACTTTCTCACATGACACGTTGCCCAGCTCGTCCATATTCGTGACGTTAGTTGATTCGGCAGTCGTTCCGCTCGATTGCGTGGTAAAATTCGCGCCGACATTGTGAATATTACTTGCTTTGATTTCTACTGTGGGTTCTGGCATTGGTTTTCCTCCGATTAATTGGTTAGTTTTGTTATTGCATAATCCGTGTCAAGTCGATTTCGTTAAACATAAAACGTTGCGGCAAGGGCAAAGCTGTCAAATGCTGTGTTCGTGCTGTTTTCGTCCGTCGATGTGACGTTTAAACGGTCAATCGTTATTCCCTCGCCCGAGAAATACGCTTTCAAATCTGTTTCGAGGTCTGCCTCTGACGTGCTTTCCGGGATGCCGGAAAATCCCATCGACAGATTACACAAAACCTTTTCTGTGTTCTCTCCATGAATGTGCGTTCCGTCCACATCGTTTACGTCGAAATGTTCGATATTTGCCGTAAGCCCTGCCGAGATTGGCGAGCTATTTCCAAGCGATATTCCGAAAGATGGAACGCCGAACCCGCTGTCTGGGATTATATCAGAGATGTCCGCCGTCACGCTCATTGACGTGTGCGGGATGCTTGGATGATTGTGTCCAGATACCGCGATTGACGGGTAGGCCATCGCCGAATATGTTATGGACAAATCTGAGACGACAGGGGAATACAGACCGAGGCCAGACTCTCTGATTGATACATTGTCCAAATACCACGGGATTAGGGTGTCACCGCCTGCCAGAAGAAACGCCGACGCTGCCGATACGGATGCCGTGAATTCAATAGAGAACGTCTGGGACGTTTCAGTAAGCGAAACTGTCTGATTAATGTTTGGCGTGTCGTAAATGAACGCAGAGCAATCCTTTGCCGCATCCGCCCAAGCATCAAATGTAAGCGTGTATGCAGTTCCAGCAACAAGCGGGAATAGTCCGGTCGTCGTCTCCGGTCTTATGTCGAATCTTGCTCCTGAAATTGTCGGGATTGTTTTCAATGCTCCAGACACGACTATTATCGGATCAGCAGCCGCACCTCCAGACACAACGAGAGTCCACCCCGTAGTCCCATCCGAAAAGTCTCCATTCGTGATAAGCTCTTCAGACCCCGTTGCAACCTGCCCGAATCCCGCTGCAATCGCTCCAAAGTCTGTACGCAATGCCGCGCCGCAATAGTTCGCATCCTGCGTGTAGTTCGTCTGTGCCTCAAGCCCGGCAGACGCAACCGCCGCGCCCGTATTGCCAACCGCAACCGGCATCGTTTGGGTCGACGTTACCTTTGCAGTTTGGAGCATAAAGTTCGGATCAAGCCCAAATACGTTCTTTGTTTTTATCTTGATGTTCGGCTCTGACATTAGGAATACACGCTTTCCGTTACGTACACAATTTCAAGCTGGATGGTCTGTTGCCAATATCTAACCGGCAATCGCCCCTTGGTTATGTACTCTTCCGGCCGCGGAGGTATGGCGGACAAAACGCATTGGAAAACATTACCCGTTTCGCTCAGATTGTCCGTTGATTTGAGCCACGCCAGAACCATGCCCGCAAAGTTCATTGCACGTTCACGGGTTTCAAATAGTCCATCGACAAGCGCATCAACTCGCAACGAACACCAGACGGGATTGTCACCCGTCACACGGTCAAGATCAAAGTCGGCAGATGTGCCGCTTGAAAACGCCCATGTGTTGACAGATTTGAATTCTTCATTGTCGCCCATTAATGGCATCGCACCGCGCCAGCAACTGCGCTTCTCTGTGCATTGCATGAATGAAGAAAGTGATTCAAAGACTGTGGTTTCTGCGCGATACCATGCGTCTGATATTACGTTGGTGGATAGCGTTAGGGTGCCGGAGAAGGCGCCTTGGCCGGCGTATTGGTTTGCATACGGGGCTTCTGTGACGGTAACGCCAGCAGGCCATGTTGCCAACCAAGGGAACTCTGTGTCGTCTGTTGACTAGGTTTCAAAATCGTCGTTGTCAAGTATCCACTTAGTGCCAGACACATACCACCCGAGGACAGCCCCGCCAAGCGGCGCGGTTGGAAGCGAATAACGAGCCTTTCCTCCGCCCTCTCCCGTGCGAGGAAGTGTAAGATTGTCCATTCCGCCCGCAGTCCAATTCGCGAAAACATCGCTCGGCCTGATAGAAAAGTAATCCGCAACACTCTCATTGCCAACATCGTCTTTGATCGTGACAATCTCGCCCTTAGTAGTGCTTTCCCACTTGGCGTACAAATTCGACGTATCGTAATAGACCTTCTCGCCGTTCACTTCCGGCAATTCGGAATCATACCAGTAAGTCGAGCCGATTAAATCGGCGGGTACTGCGTCTGTGGATTCTGTTCTGAAATCTAGTGTATAATTTGGCATTGCTTCCCCTCCGTGATTTATAAAACTGCAACCGGACGCGAACCCGATTAGTAAAAGACCTGCGATAAATCGTTTCATACGCCTATCCCGTCTGTGAATTTGTCGATTACGTCATCAAGAAGCGCGTCGATTTCCTTTGTGCTGTCTGCAAATGCGCGGTAGATATACTCCTCCTTCGCCTTGCTTCCCTTCTGTTTTGTGCGCGGCCCCCACTCATTGATCCCCGTCTTTGAGTGTACCTTTTCTGCATACTTTCCGGCGCGTGAGTTTGACGGCACGAATATTGAAACAAACCCCTTGCCGACCTTTGACGTGATGCTATCTCTCAGGCTTCCCGTGGTGATGGATGACCGTTTGCGATTGGTGACCCCGCTTTTGTTTTGCCGTGCGTACATGCCTATCGTCGGGCTTTCGGGTGAGTACTTACGCGCCAGACCCTGAACCAATACGCCAACCTTCTTCAAAAACAGCTTCGACCCCTTCTCAAATTTCGGCCCAGATTTTCCGAGCGACCTTTGGAGGCGTTTCAGTTGGGTGGTGTCTATGGTGAAATCAGCCATCTGGCAACTCCTTCGCCTCTTTCTTCTCGGCCTTCTGTTCAACCTTCGCCGCTTTAATTTCTGACGGCATGATTGCGCGAATGAAATGGACGCAGTTGCTTGACACGTATCCGTTGGCGTAATACAGTGTACTTAAACACTGGAGATCATAAACATGCCCGCTAAACCTAAACATATCGACACCGACAACGTAGTCTCTCTCTATGATAGCGGACTCGGATACTGGAAAATCAGCAAAATTCTGCATGTCAATCAGGACAGAGTCAGAGACGCCCTTGTTTCCGCAGGTGTAAACATCAGGAGCAAAACCGATCAGCTCGTCCTTACCCAGAAGCTCAGGGGCGCAGACTGGCGAATGGCGCACACCAAGGCCGCTCACGATGCGGTTCGTGGCTCCCGCCAGACAGAGGAGCACCTTTGCAAGCGAGCTATCGCCAACGAAGGGAAACTTCACAATGTCAGCAAAAGCGAAACCATGCTTGCCGAGTGGCTTGGTGATAGGGTTTCCGGTAGTATCATCCAACAGAAGGCGGTCGGCAAATACAACATCGACATCGCCATTCCCAAATTCTCCATCGCCGTGGAAATCTTCGGCGGACACTGGCATCTTAGTGGCAAGCACGCCGCCACACTTCCAGACCGCCATAAATACGTCCTTGATTGTGGATGGCTCCCGCTCTACATCTGGACTACCGCCGCCAAGCCCATTTCCTTCAATGCGGCGCAATACGTTGTCGCCCTTTGCGAGCGAGCAGGCGGGGGCGAATCCTTGATCGGTGAGAAGCATGTGATTTGGGGTAACGGAAAGCGTATTACCACTGGCATATTTAATCTTGACCATTTGGCCTGAGTATTTAAAGCGTGATGCCGCCTGAAGGTCTGGGCATATAACCTCTGTTTCAGATACGCAACATTGAGGATGAAATACGCCTGCCGAGATAGCATCCTGATACGTCGGATAACCCTTAGTCTGCCCCGTCATCGATATGATACGCCCTGCCCATTGATCGCAAGGGTCGCTCGGGTTGTCCGCGCTCGATCCCGTAACGCCGCCCTCGATTTGATACAAGTCAAATCCGGCATCCGTCGCCGTTGCAATGTAGCTATCCCGCGCAGCCGTTGCGTGTAGCGTCCGGTTGAGCATCCCAAAATAGTTGTCTGCCGACTGTCGCCGTCCTGCCGCATCGATAAATTTAAATGATCCCGCCGCATCGATTACCTTCGACTTCATGCGGTCTGCAAGCTGTTTGTTCGTGAGTCCCTCAACCGCGCCCTCTGCAATGGTTGTGCTGACTGCTGATCTTAAAACGCGGATGTCATTCTGAAGCATCCCGCCGATCTGTGCGTTTACGGCAACCTGTTCGCCGATGGATGCGGGATTGATTCTGCCGATTATATCTTGTACGTGCTTTTCAGAGAATGCACCGAATGTCGCAACCTTACCCGCTGGAAGATCATCCTTGGCATATCCCCACCATTGCTTTGCCGTGTCGTCTACGCTGTCAACCGTCCATTTGTTGATGTCTGTATTGAGCGTCTGATATTCCTTGGCAAGCTCAGAATATAGGCCATTGCGGACGGTTGCAGATGTGGAGAAACCCTTTGTCCCGGCGAACTGTGCGACGGCTCCTGTCACGGCACGTTTGCGCCTAGAAAGAATGCCGCCCAATGATTTCTCACCAGCGGCAATATCTTTCTTTAGCTTGTCTCCGCGCTGTTTTTCAGTTGCCATTCGGTGTGTTTTCGGTTTATGGTTGGTTTATGAAAATGAAAAACTATAACGGACTGCCGAGTCGATGCGCTAAACTCATTGAGTTGCTTGTTTCAGACGGAATAGATCCCAAATACGCCAGCCGCGAAGAGCTTGGCATGTATCGAAATGTTGGCAAAAAATCCATTAGCATTGTCCGCGAATTTTATGGAAACAAACTATCAAAGATTCGTAAGTATGAAAAGCGCACCCCCGAAGATTTGTACTCGCTTGTGCTGGAGTACAAAAGAAGAATTTCAGATATAGAAAAAGAGCTTTCATTGCGTTAGCCAAACTCAATCCTGTTCGTTGCCAATTTCATTAGAGTCAATGCCATCGGAGCCATATTCAGCCCGTGGTTCTTTTCCTCTTCCTGATATTCCGCAGACTCGATCATTTCAGGGCCGTCGCTCTCGGTCTTCGTGCGAGCCGTGTTGTCGAGGATGAAAAAGGCGTGCTCAAACACCGCATTGTCAGGGCGATAGTTTGGGCATCCATCAACTGGAAATGAGGTTTCGCTGAACGATTGCTCTAGACTGATTCCGAACCATGCGTCTATCTCGCGCTCTGCCTGAACCAGCCCCGCCTTGCGCTCGCCGCCCGACCAGTTCTCCCAATCGAAGTGGCTGATATGCGACTCTTCGCCATAATATGCATCAGCGATAACGAGCTTCTCAGCAGGAGTCAGTCCGAAATAGATTGCCATGCCTAAACCTCGCTTTTGATCATTTTCATCTCGCTAAGGAATGCCGGCCAGTTTGTCGCATCCAAAACGACGCGAACCTCATCAACAGACGATCCTTCGACCGCCATAAGAAGAAGTTGCTCGACAGACAGCCCTTTGACTGCTGAACTAAGCTCGCAGATTTCAACACATTTTCTTACGCAGTTGCTTGTCATTGGTTAGTCCTCTTTTATTTCTCAAACGAGATGTCAGTCCCGCTCATGTCTGCATTCTGGCCGCCGCCTATAATTTCAAAGCCTTCTTTTTTCAGAAGGTCTTCAATTTTGTGACGGATGGAAGGCTCAACGGCGGGCAGGATTTCAAGAGAGTAATGTACTTCGTTCATTTTCAGCTCTCCTTGCTTTTCAGATGCTCGTCGATTTCGGCGATGATCGTAGCGGCCTTCTTGTTGCCCTTGATTTCGAGGCCATACGTTTCGAGCGCAAATTCTTTCAATACTGCGGGGTCTGCGATTGCTCGCCATGACAGGTCTGGCTCTGGCGCGTCATCTTCCACTGTTTCGACAATAGGCTCGTCAGCAACAACGGGCGCGACCTCTTTGACCGGCTCTGTGGCTACGGACTCGGCAACGCTTCCGCCTTCGAGCGCGTCGAGGCGTGCGTCCAGCTCATTTAGAGCGTCGTGAACGCGTAGCTCTACCCTGTTGAAGCTGAGTGCGTTGAACAGTCCGCCGATTAGCGGAATAAACGTATATTTTTTATCTGACATTTTGAGCCTCTCTATTAAAAATGAGCGGGCATTTCACCCGCAAAGTTTTCAGGTCGATTAAACCTCAATTGTGAACGCGCTGACATCTTCGTCGGATGCGTTATAATCACTTACAATAGTGATTTTCGCGTAACATTCCGTGATCTCCTGAGTTGGGATGTAGGCGGCGACGGTGTCACTAGCTACAAACGAAACGCCAGTAATCGTTTTCACGAAGATGGTGTCGTTGTACGTTCCGGCGAGGGTTGGTGATGTCACAACCGAAACGACAAGGCTGTCGGATGCGGTTGCGATTGCGGTATTTGCCACAACACGAACTTCAGTCCGTCCGAGTGTCTGCGCAAGTAGAAATGCGCCGGATGTAGTCGTGCCAGAGCTTTCGAGCGAAACGTCATCCAAGATAACGTCAGGCGCGAAGTGAGTGTTTTTGCCAATAGTGGCGGCTGTTAATGCGGTTCCCATAATGATCTCCTTTTAATTTAGTTGGGGTGCGGTTGGTTACGGTCGTGTTCCGACTGCGACATACGAGAAGTTTTTATCTGCCGTTATGGTGCAAATAAAGTTCGACACGGTCACAGTCCCGATAAACAGGGATCGGACGTCGCCGGGGTCTTCCGTATATGTAGCAGTAACAACAGGCGCGGCGGCAAATACAGAAGCAAACGCATTCGTCTGCTCTGTAGCCGCCGTTGCTGTCACATTCGATGCCTGAACCATTGGATAGGCCTCAGTCACCTCGATTGCCGTTTCCACGCTAGTAAGCGACAGATTAATCTCTCGCACTTCGCTCGGATTAAACGTGCTGATTTTGACCCGCGTAATGGTCGCCGAATAAACGACGAAACAAGACGCAATGGCAACGGCTATAATGATTAATTTTCTCATATTAACCCCTTTAGCTGACTACGGCTTCAGTACCGTTTTTGAAGTTGCGGCTGGTGATGATAGGAATGTCTTCCCATGATTTCAGCTTGCGCTTCATGTTGTCGTCCAGCACGGTCATTTCAAGACGTCCGCCTTTGTAAACGCTCAGTGCGTTTGCAACTTTAGGATGCATCATCAAGAAGGTATTGCCGGGCATAGCGCGAACGCTTTCCAGCAGGTCGTCCATCTGTGCTTCCGTCGGAAGTGCGAGGAATCCGGTAGCGGTTGCGGCTGCGGTCAGCTCAACGTTTACGATGGCTCCAATGTTGCGAGTGTTCGTAGTCTGGATTCCGAAGTATGCTTTGAGGCGCTGTGCATAGCCAATGGTTGTAACACCATTACCTAGCAGGTAGTCACTAGCCGCTCCGTTATTGAGGGGAAGAATGTCAAACACTTTGCCCGTGCCGAATCCGTCAGGATTGATCAGTCCAAAGGTCTCGTCTTCAACGAACTTTACAGCCAGGATGGAGTACTGGGTTGATGCGGTTGTTCCACCAGCATCGAGTTCCTTGCTGTTCGTGTTAGCGAACGCCCGCCATGTGTTGTAGATCAGCGAGGTTTCAAGATTCGATCCTGTTTTGACAAGGATCGGCTTGAGTTTTTTCGCAAACCAAGCAGCAACGCCGCCGAATTTCTTCGCGGCATCTTCGCCAACAACCATGCGCCCGCCGAGCACTGACAGGGTAACGTCTTCGAGAGACGAGTCGGAGCTTATGGTTGGCAGTACGCCGTCAAGGTCTACGAGCTGGCAAGCGTCTGTGCTTTTCAGTTTTTCGATGACATGAATCATTCCCTTGTTTGTCGGCTGCGTCGGAAGCAATTCGAGGATCGGTGCTTCCTCGGTGAGCGCATCAACGTAAGGAACGTCTTTGGGCAGGACAGAATCCCGCATGTAATTTGTAATAGCCATTTTATTTTCTCCTGTTTATGCTTTAGGCCACGCCTCATCGACAGAGTCTTTGAGCGTGAAGGTTGTTTTCTCCCCACCGCCACCTCCGCCGCCGCCCCTGTCGCCGCTACCAGCCGGAGCCTCTGCGGAAATCATGGACTTGTGCGATTCGGCAACAGTTTTGAGTGCAGCATCAACTTTGGTTTTGTCAGACAGGTCATCTATTCCGGCCAATGCGGCCTGAACCGCCAGCTTTGCGGTGCTTTGAGGAACGCCTTCTGACCATTTGATAGAGCCGGTCAAATCGGAAACCGTAGCGGCACGTTGAGCCGTGGCATAATCTGCCGCTTGCTTTTCTCGCTCGCTTTTTTCGGTGTCTAATCTGGCCTGCATCTCTTCGATGGCCTTCGTGTGTTTTTCCTCGTCGGGAAGTTTGTCGTTCTCGATTTTATCAAGCGTGGCTTTATGCGCATCGCGCTCTGCCTTATATCGCTTTTTATCCTCAAGAATTCCGCCAGCCTTGCCCTGCTCCGCCGTCAGCTCACCTTTCAAACGCTCAACCTCTCCGCTCTGATCCAGTGCTTCAATACCGGCAATGGTGTCGGCTCCAAGCTCTTTCTCTTTCGCGGCTTTGATGATGTCTTTCAGTTCCATAATTAACTACTCCTCACGTTTATGGTCGTCACCAACGCGCATACAATGGCAGGCGCGGCCTATAATCCCCGCTTATGGCGTGGGGAGGGCCAGAAATTCGTTTGGTTTCCACGTTGCAATATCTTTTAAAACCGCGTCGATATCTTCTTGAGGGGATCGCGAACCGTCTCGCTCAAGAGCCTCAACGGCCTTCGTCATTATCAGTCGATTGTACGAGTCCGGCCCGTCGATCTGACCAGCCAGCACGAGCGATTCCATTTGTGCCTTGAAATCGGTGACATCAAACTCGCGGTTGTAGACTGCTGTCCACTCCTCAAAGTCCGAATCCCACGCCTTGGACATTGTAACGGCTTTGTTTTCGGCATCTTCGAGCATTTCGGCGCGTTCTGCGATTACGGCAGACACGTCTAAATTATCCCACTCTTTGGCGGCAGCAGTTGACACCTGTTTGCTGTCGGGATCTAAAGCCAACCCAAGAACCTCGAACAGCTCGCGCTTCATCGTGGCAATCTTTGCAGTTCCGCCAGCCATTGCCGACGCATCCGGCATCAAATACTTCGGCTCCATGTCGTCTTTGCCTACCTGAATCGGGAATTTGCGACCGATGATTAACGCGGCTGCCGCAAGAGGGTTTGATACAAATTGACTGTCAACCATGCGCTGAATCAGGCCGTCAGGAATAACAAGCTGAGGATATGAGCAGTTGAAGAAATTCGCTCGGTCTACGCTTCCCAAATCCATGATCGTACGATTGATTGATTCGAGGCCATCAAACGCGATTGGCTTCGCATCGATGTCGCCAACCAAAATGAACGGGATTCTGTCTTTTAGCGTGACTGGGATTTCTTCGGACAGGATATTGATTCGCGCCCCCGTATTCTTCCCGCGCCGATATTTTGTGACCTTACCGAGTTCCCACAGAATGACAACCGGCACGGCGACGGGTTGTGATTTTGGGTCGGCGTCATCATATTCGACAGCGCGGTATTTGACCCACGTGAGCTTTCCGCGCTCATCGAAATGCCAGTCCAACACATCGAGCGGGGTCAGGATGCTCCAAAATGGGCGAATGTTCAGCGCCTCTTTTTCTTTGACCGTAAACTTCTTTCCGTTATCTTTCGGCTTCGGAGCATCAACCTTTATCCAGCACCACTTGCAGGCAAAGGCGATGTTGTTAGCCTGCTTCATAATGTCGTTTACGCTTCGACCATCTCGGGTGATGTCCTTCAGCACGTCAGGGTTTGCCGTTTCTCGCAGCGGCTCTTCCTGAAAAACATACTGATTTTGTTTCGCGGCAATGCGTCCGAGGTAGGGGAATGCGTGCGTCTGCTGAAGCCGTCCGGTTGCGCTTCCGCCATCGGGACGCTTGCCGCCGATCCAGTCAATTTCTGACTCAGCGGAATAGCGGGATAGACGTGCGTTTTTATACGGAGCACCACCGGCAAGTCCAAGCAGGTTGATTGTCAGTTGACGTTCGCGGGATTTGTAGACTGGGTTTCTGCGGAAGTATGCGATTTGATCGGGCGTCGGATGAAGCGGCATCCCGTCATTCGTCACGATTGCGCCGTTGATATAGCCGCGCATCGAATCAGACGGACATTGGTTGACCGTCGAGCCTGCCATATAGTCAAAGTTTTCAACGCTCATAAATGCAGTTCCGTGGTGCAGGTTCCGTTTGTATATTCGCTATCGTCAGATTTGCATGATGCGTGTCAACCGATTTGGGGCATTTATTTTCGTTTGTTTCGTTGTGCTATCATTATGTTTCGTGCGTTTTGTTGGTATGTGGTGAAAATAGGTGTTGCGGTTCCACCCATTGGGTTGTATGTTTCTTGCATGACAACGACTAACAACCCGAACGGAGCAAACAAGATGAGAAACTCAAAAGAAATTGCAAAAGAAATCAAATCCATCAACGTAGCAGGACGCAAAATGAACCAGCTCCAAAATGAAGGCGGCGAAGGATGCGATCATACCGCCGACACATCCGCGCTTGAGGCCGAATACAACACCGCGAAAGATGCCGAGTTTGCCTCCGAATGGACTGCGGAAGTAACTGCGGAACGTCGCGCCGCGTGGAACACCGCCGCCAAACTTTTTAAAAGCTACAAAGAACAGCGGGCCACTGAAGCGGCGATGGGGTTCATTTTTGAAGACCTCAAAAAAGCGGTTACGATGCATAATTAATTTAATCGATGTGGAAAAAGCCCCCGCACACTTTAACCAACCCCCTGCAAAGGGAACAAAGGAGCAACATTATGACAGCATTACTTAAAAAAGCGATTGAATACCAGCGCAACTCTGGGAGACATAATATCGAATTAAATAAAGTGTTAATCGTTGCCGATATGCTCCACGAATTGCCGCCGGACCTAGACGGCAAATTCAGACCGTAAAACCAACCCGCCGAAAGGCAGAAGGAGAATTGAGAGATGAAAATCAAAACACTAATCAAACAAGCGGGCGGGTCTACCGCCTTCGCACGTCTCCACGGCATACCGTTGCGCACGGTCGAGAACTGGAGGGCGGGGGCGAGGGTGCCTAGTGCGTGGGTGGTTCGGTTGTTGGAGGAGAATAAATGACAGACGAAGAAAAACGCATGAAAGCAGCGATTGATAATACGATGACGGGTCAATTCGGGATGTTAAACGCCGCCTTCTCGTCATTATGGACAAACATAAAGGCCGCCATAAACGACGCGATCAGCTTTAACCGGATTGCGTCTCGGCTTGCTGATAATACGAAAAAGGCAAGGTCAGGAATAGAGCGGTTTCTTGCGCCATCATACGGAACATGCAAACGATGCAATCGACCGTGGCTCTTCGTAAAATGGCACACGACATACTACATGCGAGGGGCTGGATGCTTCCCGCTGTGCGAAGATTGCTGGCGGCAACTTGAAACGCCCGAAAAGCGGATGCCGTTTTACCGCCAAATTTGGGATGGATGGGTGGGTTACAGTTCGGGCAAAGCATGCTGGGAGCAGATTGAGGCGGCTGTATTAAAAGAAATTGGAGGGAAGAAATGAACACAGAAGAAGTCAGAGAAGAAAAAGTAAGGGCGGAGGCTGAAATTAAGGAGTCTCTTGTTGCATTTGCAGACCGAACAGGGGCTGTGGTCAGAGAATTGGGTGCCGATATAATCACTTATTGGTCTTACGATGGAGATTCGCATAGCGTGATAAATGCAGTCCGCATCTCGGCAGAGGTCTAATAAATCAGCAGACTAGACCCACCACTCGCACCGCCTAGCATCTCGTCGATCAGGTCGATCAGTGTATCAACTTGGTCGTCGTGGTCGTGTGCGTCGTCAGCCGTAAACGATTCACATTCTGCAATGAAGTCAGAAACCCATGGCGCGTTTTCTGGAAGCATGACGTGACCGCTTTCGATGAACCCAAGCACGTCTTGCAGTCGCGTGTATTTGTCGATGCTTCTAGGTATGGCTTTGACGGGTATCGCTGGCACAATCGTATTCTTCATGCGCTGGATCAACTCTGTGCCGCTCGCCTTATCCTCAACGCCGAAATATCTCAATACGCCCGTGTCGCGTGTCTTATGCTTTGCCCAGAAATCTGGGAAGCGTTTTTCAAGCTCATACGCCTCAAACTTTTCGCGGAACACGTCTATGATATAAACCTTGCCGTCATCCTTGCCAAGCCCGCCACACGTCGCGACCTGATAGTCATTTGCCTGCTTCTTTTTCAGCGCCGTGTCTGACATGATTCCGCGATATAGCAGTTCTGGCAACTTCTTATAGCGCCCAAACATCGCGCCTTTGATTATCTCGCCGCCTTGCGCGTACGGCATCTGTTGGAATAGTGCAGACCAATTCACGTCCGGCATCATGTGTTTTCGTTCAAGTAGAAATTCAAGCGATTTCAGTTCGGGAAATAAAGCCTCTCCCTTCTTTCTGTGCGGCTCGTCTTCCTCGGCAGTGGCTTTATACTTTAGCACCTTGACGGACGGGTCAGAGGCTATGAGTCGGCCTATCGGGTCGTCTATGTGCCACCGAGTCAGGATGCACAGCAACCCCGCATCCTCGCTGAACCGCGTGAAGAAATCATCCGTGAACCAATCCCAGCACCCGTTGCGCACGGTCGTGCTGTTCGCATCCTTACGGCCACGGATTGGATCGTCGATCACCCCGCAGTTGTGAACAAGTATACCGTTGGCAAAAAAGTTGTGGTTTTTGTTGACGGTTATGTCGTAAAAAACGCGCTCCTCATCAATCAGTTCTATTTTAGCGACTTGCGTTTGTTGTGTGTTGCAACATGGCACGGCTCGCACAGAACCGCTAAATTCACCGCCGTGTTTGATGTGGGGTCGAAATCCTTGTGGTGGAACTGAATGCGCGTTTCCGAGCCGCACATCTGGCACCGGTCTGCGCATCCTGCCCCGAACTTCTCCGTGTATTGCCTCTTCGCGGCTTTGAACTTCGCCTTCACTTCGTTGCTCTCCCTCACCTCCGTTATCCCGCCGAGCCATGAGGGGTTTCTTTCTCTCATCATTGAAGAAGAGTGATTGGAATTTTTGCAATCCATCGAACAAAACGAGGCGTATTTTCCACGCCCTCGATGCTCTGACTGAAATGTCTTCCCGCATTGTTGGCACGGCATCTCTATCGGCTGGAACTCCCCCGTCTTCTCTGCCCTTGTTGCCGTCAAACAATCCTCGCACAACACACCCCACTGCCTCGGTATTCCTTTTCCGCAATCCCTGCAAAACTTTTTTACTGCCTTCGCTATGGGGGCGTTTTTGTTTCGGCATTCTTTCGAGCAGTACGTCATTCGGCAGTTCGACCTCTGCCATTTCACCACGTCGCAAGCCGGTTTGATGTACGTCTTCCCGCAACGCACACAGCAGAGAATCACCGGCGGATACATTACACGCTTCGATATATCCTCTGTTTGCCGTAAAGATTCTATGATCCCCTGTGCATTCAAGAACTCTTCCATCGTTATCGGTGATCCTGTAAACCCCGCGCTTTTTAATACGTTTGAAATGCGATATTTCCTCATAGCTTAATTCTCCGTTTGTTGTATCTAATGACAATACTTTAACCGGAGAGTCTTTAGCTTTCAATGTTTTAATTGGAAAAACGCCGTTTATTGTATGGATTAATGTTTCACCGTCTACGCAGTCCAGCGATTCGCCGGTGATTGATCCCTGAACGGTCGTGTTTCGGAAATAACCGTCTGAATCTAGGAACTCGATTATCTCACGGTTCCTTAATTTTTGCGCCGATATGGTGATGGCGTTCTTTTCTGGTATGCCGAAATCTGGAAAAACTGACTTGTAGCGACTGCCACCCATCATTCTTTGCATGGACAGGTTTGCGCGTATGCCGAGACGCTCTGAAAAAGATGTGTAGATTGTGCGATTGTCCGGACGCTTTCCAGATAGCCACGCGATGAAGTCCACGACAAGCATGCTCTTGCCATGTTGCGGAGGTGCTTCTATGACAAGTTTTGGCCTCTTTCCGTCCTTCAGGTCTTCATAAAATTGCTGAAGGTGTTCCGCCGCATCCTTCTGAAACCATCCGACCGCGTTTTTAGGGTGGATGTATCGGCGGAATTCGTGGAATGATTCGCGGGCGGCTTTGACCTTGACGCGCTCAATTAGCGCAATGCGCTCGTCTGCGCTTATCGGCAGTCCGCGAATCTTGAGAAGCTGTTCGTCAACCCCCAATGCCGTACTCTTTAAGCTTTGCATCTAGATCGTCTTCGGTTGCTTTTGGTGACATGGAGCCGTCGCTTGATTGGTGATCGATTTCTTGCTTGTCACGCCACTTGTCCGGCTGTCGGTTGCGGAGGAATAGCGAGGCGGCCTGTGTATCTGGCGGGTAATGTTTAACGGTTTGATGGGTCGTTATCTCACCCATATTGCAGAAAACTTTTTCCTCGTCGTGCTCATATCCCATCGCCCTTTTATAGAGACTTTCGGCTACATTTCCGTTTGCAATTTGCTTGCCGCTCTTGATGGACTGACAAAATTCCTCGTGGCCGTTCTTCCATCGGTTGATTGTCTGCTCGTCAACCTCAAAGAATTTGGCAAGCTCTAAATCAATAAATCCAAGCAAACAAAGCTTATATGCCTGCTCTGCATACTCGTCTTTATATTTAGTCGGTCGTCCTGCCGGCATGATTACTCCTCAAATGGTTTAAAGTTTTGGCACTGACCGCCCTCGCCGATATGCGAACGCTTTAGGTTACAGAAAAACCCTCTCTTCCCTCCGGTGTTTGACGTTACCTGATAAATACCATTATTCTTGCATTTTGCGTTGCAGGTGATGTTTACAAGCGAATCAAGCGCCGATGTATCAAGCGTGAACTCTGTTCCAATTTTTGCCATATCTACTCCTCCCCATAAAAATGTCCGTCAGGCATAAAAACGATCTTCTTCCTCCCTGTAATAAGTATTTTCAGCGGCTTGTTCTTGTGCTCCTCGATCATCACTTCAGCTTCAGCCTCGGTCGGTAAACAGTCTGGAAAACAGCTGCTCATAATCATCCCCCTTTTTTCTAAACACAAAACCAAACCCTGCGACCCTCATATCGAAACTTAATACTCATGTTCTGCAAGCCCTCACACGCTTCTAAAATGCGCCTCATCTCTGACGGCGGCGAATTAAGCCCAGCATCCATACAATCACGGTAACATGTCCACAGCCCGCGCCCCGACCTTTCAACGATCATTGAGAACATCTGCCGAGTCATTTGCGTCATGCGCCCCATTGGTGCATATTTTAGGTCTCCGATGCTCTGCGGCTCTGCTGTTTCGGGCTGTGTCACTTGCATGGAATACTTGTTACCGTTTCGCATGGTAGGTTGTCAAGGATATTTCGGTTCATACCTCCTCAAACTCAATTTCAAGCCTTGGATTATCTCGATCCAACTCGAAACGAACGCCGTTAAATTCCCACTCGCTGTCATCCTGACCTATGGCATCAGATATTCCATCCAAAAAACTTTTGCAGGATGCAACCGCATTATCTGCGTCGTGTCTGTGCTTGGTTTCCCAAAAGAAACGCAGTCGGTAGGATTTGAAGCGCATTGTATCCAAAGTCCCGAACGTTGATAGCCCTATTATGTATGACCTGGCTCTATGCGCCTTCGTAATCTTCGACTTTTTTGCCCAATGGATTCTGGCATTAGGCGAAAGTCTGCGGTCCGGCAGTGGCAGGGTTATCGTTTTCACGAGTAAAACCACCTTTCAATGGCGCGCAGAAACCCTTCAGTTTGCGTTCTGCCCTTCGTATCATCCGCTACAAAAATGGCTATTATTGCGAATGAAATCCCGACAAAGAACACTGGCAACATGACTATTTCTATCGATCGTTGTATGATTTTCTTTATGGTTTTCATTTTACAGTTCCATTTTTCAGCTTGGTAATCTGGCCCCTAGCCGCCCCAAGTTGCCGCCGTGTTGCCTTGAGTTCGTCCATGAGCTTCGTTCCGGTGTAGATTGCGCGTTCATACCCGTCTTTAAAAAACGCACGCTCGTTCGTCAGCCCGGCGATGCGCTCGTTTTTGGCGGAACACAATCTTGAGACCTGATTGATCTGCTCTATGTCACCTCTAATCCGCTCGAATCGGATAAGCGCGTATATCGCCGCGAGGAATATGATTTGACCTAATGCTATTTGTGTTAATGCTGTCATCTTGAGTCCTTTCGTTTATTTCCCATACACCCTGTTCAAAATCTCGTTTCCGCATTTTATATCAATACGTGTTGTTATATTTCTCCGTCGGCAACGGCTTGTTTTATAAAATACTCCGCAACGCCCATCGCTGATCCTTTGCATCGCCCACCGATTTCAACCTCATCGCCAATCTTTCCTTTTTTCAGTGCGATTCTATCGGCAAATTCCGTATTATTTCCGTCGCAATCGCTAACCTTAAAAAGCTCGTCTACAATTAGCCTTGCCAGTTTTGTGCATTTATCTTCCATTGGTATCCCCTTCTTATGTTTCTTTTTTGATCCTTGCAATCAAAGCGGCTGTTCTGCTTGTTGGTTCTTCGCCAGATTTCAGCTCGCTCCAGAACGTGAATAATATATTTCTAAACATGGCACATGCCTGTGCGTCGCCAACTTTTATTGAAAGCTCCTTGAGCCGCTTTGATAAGAACCCAACTCCGGCCCCTGTTTTCTCTCCGCATATTTCACAGAATATTGATGTGATGTCGTTTTTGCAGAAATCTTTATACTCCTTCAGTTTTATTTTAGACGAGTTTTCCGACTTATGAATTATTGAATTATTAAATCCCATGGACATGATACATGGGTTATCTCTTTCTTCTTCTACTTCTATATCTTCTTCTATGGCGGGTACTTTGTTCGGACACTGTTTAAACATTTTGGATGTGTAGGTGTCGCTTAACTCCTTGAGTTTAGGACAGTTAAGCTCGATATGGGTATCATCAAAAACGGAATAAATTCTACGTTTTTCGTCAAAAAACTTCAAGATTTCTGTCAGTTTTCTGCGAGAAATCTGCAACTTTTTTCTCAAATGTTTGATAGAAATTCGGCAGTTTTCCGGCGAATTAGTGTCAAACTCCTTCGCCATGACCTCCAAAGTTCCAAAGAAAACGAGGTATCCGACAGGGCCGAAACGCTCGATTGCGTCGTGAATGTCTGGATCGTCTAAAGAGTCTGCGATATGCTTAAACCATTTGATTGGATACCCCCTTTAGCCTATAGTGATTAGCGGTTGTCGGAGAAAACATAGCACCTAGGGCATCCTGTTTGTGTTCTGCAAATCCTTTTGAGCATAACGCCGAGAGAGTAGCCATTGATACGCCGATTGAATAAGCACATTGCCATTCGCCGGTAAGCTTTGGAAGTGCTTTTTGTTGTGCTGGAGTTAGTTTGTTACTCATCGACATACCCCCCGAATTCTTTATCAACAACAGCCCATTGCAGGCGCTTAACTGTGTTGACCAATTTTTCGGGGAGGTTATAAGACTCAAGCGTCTCAAGCGTTGCGCCGATAAGGGTATCAGCGGCTTTTTGATATTGCTTTTCTGTCATAACCATCCTTTTTTAAACTCGACCACCGAGCTTTTGTTAATTTCAACCACCCTACCCCCAAACCCCGCACGATGTCAATTAGAATCACGC